CTTCCGATCTGAAGAGGAAGAAATGAAGAGTCACCCGCTACGTTACCTGCAGCTGGATCAATTCCGCTAAGACCTGAAGGATTGCTGTTTTCAGTTACAGCTGAGTCACCTGCGTGACCTGTAAGAGCTTCGTTGTAAAGCGCTTCAGTTGAGGATGTTGCACCTGCACCGTAACGTGATTTCATTGCAAAGATCAAGCCTGTTGGACCTGTCATTGGCTGAACACCACACACGTCGTAAGCCATCATGTTAGGCATTGCACGTCGTACAAGTGAGATTAGAACTGGGTTCCAGTTAGCTGCAGAAGATACTGCGTTACCTGGTCCAGCTTCGTTAAGCATTGCTGCTTGACCGGACTGAGATGCGAACTCTTTTTCTTGGTTTTCAAGAACAACAGCTGTTACCGCACGCTTGTGAGCGTCCTTAATTTCAGTACCTTCGTTCAGTACTGGAGCCCATTTCTGGGTAAGATTGTCGTAAGTTTCCATTACTGGATCTCCTAAATTTTAATTAATATTGTGTTTTTCTAAGTGCTGTAAGGTACTGAGCCATGTGTCCACTAACTTCTTCTGTTAGTTCTGGATCAGCTTCTACATCGGTTTGCTCGATTACAGAATCAACTGTTGATGCTTCTTTCTTGAAGTAAGCTTCTTTAATAGTAGCAACTTTACCAGCGAAGGTTTCTTCGTCAACAAAGTCTACATCTTCTGAAAGCTTAACCAATTTCTCAACCTGTGTATCAGCCAAACCTTGGGCTGCTTCACGAATGATTTCGAAACGTTGGAAAGATTCTAGTTGTTCTTTCATAGAGATCATGTCTTCGATTTTGTCATTGAGCTCTGCTTCTAAAGCATCGTTCTTTTCAGACAAATCGTCAACTAGGTCTACTTTGGAATCAGGAACAGTAATGTAAGACTCCGTAAACAGTGTCTGCATTTTGTCCATAAACTCTTCTGCGATTTCAGTACGGATGCCGTTCTGAATTGCAACTTCGTTTTCTTTCATCCAATTTTCAACTACGTAGTTCAGATATCCGTCGACCTTCTCAACCATATCGGCTTTGAATGTGTCTACTTCTTCCTGAAGTTGGGTTGCATAATTTTCTTCAAGACGCTCTACTTCTTCTGACAGCTTTGATTTCATTGCTGCTTCAAAGATGATTGCGGCTTTGCCTTTGAATGCTTCAGACAGTGTAGCTTCTTCGGATACCAAAGCATCTAGGTCGTCTGAGAAGTCGTATGCTTCTGCTTGTGGAGCTGTCGCTTTAGTGGCAGCAGGTTTGATGGATTTCTCGCCATCAGCCTTGTCACCTTTGCGCTTAGCTGCTGTTTTACCAGCATTTTCAGCTTTATCTACAGATGCAATGGAGTCTTCTTCAGCATTTTTAGGATCGTGAGCTTCAACAACATTCTCGTCATCATTGAGTTCAACGTCCTGGTCTTCTACTTGATCAGTCATATGACTCTCCTATTGGTTTTTCATTAACGAGAGGAAATTCTTGAATTCACGTACTTGTACCTCATAGAGGTCCGCACGAGGAGCTTTCTTAATTTCAGTCTCTATTCTTTCAATTTCTCGAGCTTCGATAACGCCGTTATTCCATACCCATTCTACACCTTCCATTATCCCATTAACAAAAGCTTGAGGTGCAGATGGATCCTGTACGATGTCTACAGTGTTTAACATAAAGTCATCCTTGACATACATAACGCCGTTTCTCTGTTCGAGACTACCCATACCACGAGTTGACACACCTAGTTGGACACCACCTTCAAGCAGACCGCTAACGATCTTACCCATTGGAGTTTCCAGTATACGTGCCTTACCCATCACGTTATTACCTTCCATTTTCATGTCAGTAATTAGATGGGATACCTTATCCAAGTTAATTGTAGGTCCGTCAGGGTGGTTTAATTCACCTACCGCACGACCGGACTTAACTTGGTCTTCTACGTACTTATCTACCGCTTTTTTCATAGTCTCTTTTGGGTAGATACGTCCGTTTCTATTCTTTCCTTCGGCTTGCGCAAAAATACCTTCGATGACGTGCGACTTAGTGCCGTCTTCTTTCTTTTCGACAATGCACTGTACATTGCTTTCAGTGTATTCCGTAATTAGCTTCATTTGCGCTTGCTCCCAGACATTTTAACAAAAGCTTGCATAGCTTTCTTTGCATCGTTAAGAGAGTTGAATGTATCCAATTTCTCCATATCGATGTAAGCTGTAAACTTACCCTTTTCTTTGTGTACCATAAGACCGTAGCCTTTGAGCTTAGTATCAAAGACGTGCTCTCCAGGAGGCATCTTTTTACCCATGGCTTCTCTTATTTGTAGAAAAGTTTTCATTTACAAATACCTATAAATTTCTTATCGTCTATATTTATACAAATTAATCTTTTCAAATTAATCGCTTTCCCAATCATTATCGTCGCCATAATCATCAGGATCATCATAATCATCGGGATCGTCGGTTTCTAAATCATCGACAGCAGCGTCAAATTCATCGTCAGATACTTCCATATCAATCTCTTCGCCTTCGATATTCTCTTCAGCGCCTACTTCGACCTCTACTCCAACGTCACCATCTTCGTAACTTGGATCCCACATAGCTTGTGCTTGCGCGATTTTAGCTTGATCGATTGTATCGCCAATACGATCCATTAAATTATTATTAAAAACATTGTTTGCGTTTACGAAATCGCCATTAGTAATATAATCAATCATATTCGCAATAGGGTTTACTTCTTGTACTTCCATGTCATTTTCCACTTCATCAGTCATTTTTATTCATCGTCTTTCACTATTTTAACAGGTGTTGGTGCAGGAGCAGCCGGTGCTTCTTGAGGTTCTTCTGCTTCATCAGGTGCTTCATCTTCTTCATTGCCCATTTGATCGCTCATATCTTTGATAAGTTCGTCGTCAAACTTAAGAACATTCTTCATGATCCATTCTTTTGAGAAGTACTCTCCTACGTATTGTTGTACTTGATCGAGCGACTGCAGCTTCTCTCTTAATAGCTCTGCATCTTTTAATTCTGTAAAGTGATTATCACGTGTGAAGTCAAATGTAAGATCGTTAGAGAATTCTTCCCAATCTTCTTCTGTAATAATAGCTTTTAAAACTAATTGGCGCTTAAGCATTTCTCTAAACATAGTAGCAAAGCGTACACGAAGTCTGTCAATAAACTTTTGGAATTTAAGCTCATCGCGAGTAATCTCGGATGATCTACCCAAAGAGAATTGTGACTCTTGCTCTAACCTATTTACTGGAACGTTTAATGATCTATATAGCCTTTTTTGGAAATATAAGATATCATCAATCTGTCCTAAGTTTTCGCCACCAGGCAGTGTACTAATCTCTGTACCACGACCACCTTCACGACGAGGTAGCCAGAAGTCTTCCAACATAGACATATGTTTGCGATCGTCTTTAAGCTCACCAGTACCAGCATCGTAAACAAGCTTGTTCCTGTAACGAGTCATAATACCTTTCATATATTCTTCGGCTTTACCTTTTGGTAAGTTACCTACATCAATATAAAAGATACGCCGTTCTGGCGCTCGGGCGAGACGGTAGATAACAAGTGAATCTTCCATCATGCGTAGCTGGTTAATAGGCTTCAGTGCTTTGTGCAGATAAGAAACTACGTGTCTTTGTGTAGCATCTAATAGGCCTGACGTAGTATAGATCACTGAATCTTTTGTAAGTTTAATACCACTGTTCTGTTGCCCAGGCTTTTCTTGGTAAATGTAGTATTCATTCTGGCCCTCAATAATAGTAGCGCCAGTCGCGGGATCTTTCTTACGAATAACTTCTTTAACTTTACGAATCTTTGCGGCATCTACTGGACGTATATCCTGGACGCCTTTCTTAGGATTCTTTTCATCTATAACAAGATGAAAGACTTTTCTACCATCAACGTACCACGATCTAAATATATCGTGACCCATATCGCCAAACTTCATCATATAAAGCAGAGAGTCGAATTCTTCTGTGATTTTTGTTTTAATTTGTTTAGATAAATCTGTACCATCCATATTGACACTAATACCAATCTCTGATCCGCCTGAAACAGCTTCATTGGTAATGTCTTCAATTGCAGCATCTACTTCTGGATGTTGTGCTACCCCACGGTACTTTTGAATAAGGGTAGAATTGTCTTTGGATTTATCGCCGTGAATATCGATGTATTGTCCAAAGTGAGAACCAGATGCGGTTACATAACCAGCACCATCTTCGTCTACCTTGGGCACGATCGATCTTAAATTTTTATCTTTTGCTTCTTGAGTCTTAGTTCGAGATATTTCGAAACCAAAAAGCTTTAAACTATTATCGGCCATTGCTCATCCTATCATTAAAGGTGACCAGGCGATGTTCTCGCCTGGCCTAATCTTATATATCCACCTATTAAGAAGTGGTATTTGACTCCCAATACTGAACTTGGAATTCAACAGTGAATCTTTCGATTTCATCATTGGATCCATATGCAAGATCAATTGGAGATACGGATGTTGGGAAGCAGCCCCTAAAAGTATAAGCCTTTAGTGTTGCTTCGTCTCTGTCCAATTGCTCTACAAGCAAATCAGCTTGATAGTCAATAGGATTTACTAAGCCGGTGTTTGCATTATGTGCATTTACACCATTCATCCAACGTTCCATAGAGTTACGTACACGGAAGTCTGTGTCGTTAATAATTGTAGGTGACCAAGTATCAAATGTACGGTCTCCTGCAATCTTTAACTGACGTCCGCGGAAGGGCACTGTAACAATACCCATAATTGATCCCGGAAGCTGTGCAGCTTCACACAAGAACGAAGTAATCTCTACGTCGCCACCTGCATATGCCGGGAAGTTAATTGTAGCCTTAAA